GCTGGAACTCCACTGAATGAATCTTTTGTTGCTCTGAATTATATTATTCCTGAGTTCATGAAGATGAATAAAGTTCAAAAATTACAATGTGTAGTTTTGACTGATGGAGACGCAAATCCTATTTGTTATACTTCTAATCTTAAAGGTGGCGGAGAACTCATTCCAAATGGATCTTTTCTCAGGGATAGAAAGCTGAAAACTACCTATAAAATCAATTATGAAGGTCATTATTCAAAGTTTACGAATATGATGCTGAATTATTTGTCAGACAAATTTGAATATTGTAATTTTATTGGAATTCGATTGACAAATCATCTTTCTACTTTCTTATCGTTTCAAAATGTAGAAAATAAAGAAAAAATGATTTGTAATAAGGATTGGCTTCAAAATCAATCATGTTCAATTACATCTTCTGGATATTCCAAGTATTTTGCAATCAAAACCTCAAATATGAATATGAATTCGGATTTTAATTTTGAAAATAAATCTGAGGCTCAAATTAAAAATGAGTTTCGAAGAAAATTGTGTAAGCGCACGCATAATAAAAAGATTCTTTCGGAATTTATTGATATAATCTCTTGATCCACTTTAAAAACTGTCCACTCAAGATAATATTCGAGGGTGGACATGATACTATATTCCTGTTCACTTAACATCTTATTTAATTATGAAAACTAAAAATGAACTAATTTCTGAATTGATTCAAAATTATGGTGATGATGTCACTTCAACCGAAATTCGAGCTTATTGTGTTATGAAAGGTATGACTTTTAATGATGTAGTCAGTCAAATTGAAGAGCATAAAGTTTCAAATTCTAAATGGAACTTGAACTCTGTTCCGGAAAAAAATATCCCTGTTGAGAATACCATTCCCGATCGAGGTTATATTCCGGCTAAAAATCCAAATTATGTTCCGTTTGGAAACTTCTCGGATATTAAAAAAATTATCTCCAGTGGTATTTTCTATCCGTTCTTCATCACAGGTCTTTCCGGAAATGGAAAAACAATGTCTGTGGAACAAGCCTGTGCTGTTCTGAAGCGATCTATGATTCTTTTCCCCGTTACTATTGAAACTGATGAAGATGATCTTATCGGAGGGTTTCGTCTTGTTAATGGAGAAACTGTATTCCATTACGGTCCTGTTGTTGAGGCAATGAAGACTGGATCAATTCTTCTTTTGGATGAAATTGATTATGCTTCCAATAAAATTTCTTGTATTCAATCAGTCTTGGCTGGTAATCCTCTTTATCTTAAAAAGACTGGTGAGACGATTTATCCAAAGAAAGGTTTCAACATCATTGCAACAGCCAACACAAAAGGTAAGGGATCTGATGATGGACGTTTTATTGGAACAAATGTTCTTAATGAAGCATTCTTGGAGCGTTTCGCTGTAACTTTTGAGCAGTCTTATCCAACTCCAGCTATTGAGAAGAAAATTCTGAAGAAGGAAGCAGATTCTCTTAATCTTGATATTGATCCGTTCATTGACAAACTTATTGTTTGGGCCGAGACTATTCGAAAGACGTTTTATGATGGCGGCATTGATGAAGTTATTACAACTCGTCGTTTGGTCAATATCATTCGTACTTATGCGATCTTCAATAATAAAACGAAAGCAATTAACATTTCAGTTGCTCGTTTTGATGAAGAGACTAAAACTGCCTTTATTGAGTTCTATGATAAGATCGATGAAAACTTTGATAAAAATCAAACCGACTCACCGGAGGGCCTTGACGAACTCCTGAATGTGTGATAGAATGAAAGTTCGATGTAGCTCATTATAATATGAACGAATTTAAGTACAAATACAATGAAGATAAATGTGCTGAAGAACTTCTCAATCACATTCGTAGTACCTACGATTCTCATTATGCATTGTCTTCATCTGACATTCAACCGAATGATTTAATTACCAGCAATGGAGACGGTGCTGGATTTTTTAGAGGCAATGCAATAAAATACCTGTCTAGAATGGATAAAAAAGGCACACCAAAAGCCGATCTACTCAAGGCAATGCATTATTGCTTCTTACTTTATAACAACAATGATTATGTGACTAAAAATGAAACTGTCTAAAGATACAATTAAAATTTTAGAAAATTTTTCTGAAATCAGCAACTCAATTTTTATTAAGCCTGGGAATGTAATTAAGACTATTTGCGCCGAAGATATTATTCTGGCTGAGGCTGAAGTACCGGAAGATTTTCCCAAAGCTTTTGCAATCTATGAACTTAAAAAGTTTCTCAGGGGGCTCATTATTCAGAATGATCCAGAATTGGATTTCGATGAAAGTGATTCTTATGTGATTATTCGAGACGGAAGACAAAAACTAAAATATTATTATTGCGATCAACAATTCGTTAAAGATTGTTATGAGACCGAGATTAGTGTTGAAGATGATCCTCTTAAGTTTAAACTAGAACATTCTTCGTTGGATCGATTGATTAAGACCACATCTGTTTATACTCTACCTAACATTTGTATTATCTCTGAAAATGGAGTAATCAAAATTGTTGCTAAGGATCGTGAGAATCCAACTTCAACCGAGTTCTCCATAGAGGTCGGCAATAGTAACAAGTCCTTTGACTTGACATTGAAGCCGGAAAACCTTAAAATCATTCCGGGGTCCTACGAGGTCTCTCTTTATGAAGATTCTAGGATTCTTAAGTTTTATAGTAATACTAGAAAACTTACTTATTACATTGCAATGGAACCTGATTGATTATGAACATCTTTTGTGTTGATGAGTGTCCTTTTGAAGCAGCTAAGCTACTACCAGATCGACATGTGAATAAAATGATTACAGAGACAAATCAAATGTTGTCTCTTGTATTTTCTAAATATTATCATGATTGGGGCACTTTACCCAAAAAAGATGGAACTGTTTATAAAACTGAAAACTCCAAACATCTAAAGCATATCTGCACTATTTGGATTTCTAAGTCATATGACAATATGGCCTGGACCATATCGCATGGATTTGGATTGTGTGATGAATTCAGTTATAGGTATGAAAAAACTCATGCTGGTTATGAGGCTCTTAAAGCCGCCAAAGATATATTTGAGTCAAAAACGAATATGTCAATCAATGATTATGACTCTGTTAATTCTTTTGCTAGAGCCATGGATGATTCTATTAGAAATGATAGAACAATTAGTGATGTGGATGCCTATAGAAAATATCTCAATACTAAACCTTGGGTTAAGTATAATTACCTAAAAGATCCCAATAGAAAACCGAGTTGGATTGTTTGATTATGAATAATGATTTTCTGTTTGTCGAAAAGTATGCCCCAAGTAAAGTCGAAGACTGTATTTTACCTCAAACTCTTGCTTCATATTTTTCGGATGTTGTCAAGACAAAAAAACTTCAAAACATGATTCTTACAGGATCATCCGGAGTTGGTAAAACTTCGACAATTAGAGCATTGGCTAAAGAGTTGAATTGTGATTACATGGAAATCAATGGATCTGATGAACGATCTATTGATACAATTCGAAATAAGGTAAAGACCTATTCAACTTCAGTGTCTCTATCCAATAAGTCTAAAAAGATCCTTCTTATTGATGAGGCGGACAATCTGACCTATGATGCTCAATTGGCCCTTCGTGGGGTCATTGAGAGGGCTCAGAAGAACTGTACGTTTGTTTATACTTGTAACTATAAAAATCGAATTTTCGAACCACTTCATTCGAGAACAGTTACAATTGATTTTACTATTCCATCGAAAGAAAAGCCAGAAATTGCGGCTAAGTTTTATAAACGATGCATTGAAATTTTGAGTAAGGAAAATCTTACTTATGATCAGGATGCTGTTGTAAAGCTTGTTCAAAAGCATTTTCCAGACTTTAGAAAGACTCTTAATGAGCTTCAAAGATATTCACTGTCTGGAAAGATTGATATTGGAATTTTGGCGAATGCTTCAGATATTAAAGTTTCAAACTTAATCAAATCAATGAAGTCTAAAGATTTCTTTGGTGTTAGAAATTGGGTAGTTCAAAATTTAGATAATGATTCTTCCATGATCTTTAGGAAGTTGTACGACAGTTTGTATGAAAGTGCTATAGCTCGAACTATTCCGTCGTCAATTCTAATCATTGCAAAATACATGTATCAATCTAATTTTGTAATGGATCAGGAAATTAATATGATCGCATGTCTATCAGAATTAATGTGCGAGGTTGAGTGGAAATGACATATGAGTTAAAAGACTGGCTTAATTCTATTAATTCTAATAAAAAAGATCTAACCGCTGAAACACCAGAGTCTATTAAATCTTATCCTGCATTTATTGTCAATAAATGTTTATCTGGAGATTTAGATTCTTTGTTTTTCGCTAATGAGATGAACATTTATCATCAATTAGATCATGATATGCAATATCAATTTTATCTAAATAGTTTAAGAAAAAGGAAGAGATTTTCTCCCTGGATCAAAAAAGAGAGTATAGAAAATCTAGAGTATATTAAACGTTATTATAACTATAATAATGATAAGGCCCTAAGTGTTTTAAATATTCTTACAACTCAACAAATTAATTTTATTAAAAACAAACTTGATATTGGTGGATTAAAATGACGACAATTAATGAACCTCAGGTAAAATGGACTCCTGACATGATGATTGAAGTTCAGTTAAGTGAACCGGACGATTTTCTAAAGATCAGAGAGACTCTAACACGAATTGGTGTTGCTTCCAGGAAAGAGCAAAAACTATATCAATCTTGTCATATTTTACATAAGCAAGGTAGATATTACATTGTAAATTTCAAAGAGCTATTTGCTCTTGATGGAAAACATGCAAATCTAACCGTAAACGATATTCAACGTAGGAATAGAATTGTAAAACTTCTTTCCGATTGGGGACTACTTACCGTAGTCAATCCAGAAAGAATTACAGAATTAGCTCCATTGAATCAGATTAAAGTTCTTCCCTTTAAAGAGAAGGAAGATTGGATCTTGGAGGCTAAGTATTCTATTGGAAATAAAAAAGTTGAAGCTGAATAAATAATTTCGGGGCTGCTCGCAACTAAAGTCGTTGCTTCGATACCTGGGGAGGGCAAAGCTGGCAAAAACCAGTTGACAAGCCCTCCCCTTTATGCTATAATGTAGTTTTCTAGGAGTCGTTATGGATTTACCTCAAGTTATTGTTTTTCATTCTGGTTTAGTTTTAATTTCGGTTATTGGTCAAATCGCCTGTGATGTTGGCGAACCTGATTGCAAACTAATCAGACCATTTGAAATCATTTATAATGATTTAGGATTTACTTTAAGACCATGGTTATCAGAATATACGATTCAGGATTACAGAATGGTTCATTCGGATAAAATTCTGACTCTCATTCCACCCAGAGACGAAATCACATTAAAATATAGAAGTCTTATTGAATCTTACAATCACTAATTGTTATGAGATGGTATACAAGTGTAAAGCAGTACGGAAATAATATCTTGGTTCGTGGTTATGAAAATGGACAGCATTTTTCGGAGAAAGTAAAATATCAACCGACTTTGTATGTCAAGTCCAATAAAAGTAGTAAGTTTAAATCTTTAGATGGATTCAATTTACAACCAATTCAACCCGGAACAATTTCCGAAACAAGAGATTATGTAGATAGATACTCGGATGTTTCAGATTTCGATATCTATGGGAATACAAACTTCTCTTATCAGTATATTTCCGAAAACTATAAGGAAGATACAATTCAATTTGATTTGAATAAGATTAAACTTGTTGCCATAGATATTGAGTGTGCATCTGAATATGGATTCCCAGATCCAAAAAACTGCGATGAAGAAATACTTCTAATTTCTATTCAGGATTATGCAACAAAGAATGTGATTACATGGGGATCAAGACCATTCAATAAAAAACTTAAGAATCACAAATATGTTTTGTGTAAAGACGAAAATGCTCTATTGAAATCATTCCTTCATTATTGGCAAAGTAATACTCCAGAAATTATCACTGGATATAATTGTGAAACTTACGACATTCCATATATTGTCGGTAGAATCAATAGAACCTTAGGAGAAGAATATTCAAAACTTCTTTCTCCATGGAAGAAAATTCAACCAAAACAAATCGAGATCAATAAAGGTATAACCGAAGATTCTTATGAAATCTACGGACTTCCTATTCTTGATATTTTAAGACTGTACAAAAAATATTCTTTCAAAAGACCAGAGAACTATAGACTGAATACTATAGCCGAATATGAACTTGGATTGAATAAACTAGATCACGATAAGTATGAAACTTTCCAAGAGTTTTATACTAAAGATTGGGATTTATTTGTGGAATATAATGTAATGGACGTTGAGCTTGTGGATAAACTAGAAGATAAAACCGGACTTATTCAACAGGCAGTAACAATGGCATTCATGAGTAGAACCAATTATGATGATGTATTCTATCAGGTTAGAATGTGGGATACAATCATTTATAATTATCTTCTCAAAAAGAATATTATTATTCCACAGAAAAAGCAATCTCAAAAGTCTGAAAAGTTCAAAGGCGCTTATGTAAAAATTCCTGTATCCGGAATGTACGATTGGGTTGTGAGTATGGACTTGACTTCTCTGTATCCACACATCATGATGCAATTTAATATTGGTCCTGATACTTTAATGCCAGAGAGAATCAATGACATTTCTGTTGATAAGATTCTTAATAAATCTTTAGATTTATCTAAATACAAAGATTATTCTATTTGTCCAAATGGATCTTTGTATAGAAAAGATAAAAAAGGATTTCTATCAGAATTATTAGAATCCATGTTCAAAATGAGAAAGTCTTATAAAACTGAGATGTTGAATCTGAAAAAAGAATATGAGATTAATCCATCCGAAGACTTGGACAAGAAAATTAATACATATTCAATTTTAGAAAAGTCTT